GGGTTAGAAACAAGATATAAAGGACCATTCGATTGGAAATACAAACCGGGACAAACATCTTATGCCGGAGCGGTAGGACCAATGCAAATTATGCCGGCAACGGCAAATGATGTTCATAATCAGAAAATATCTAAAAAAAATCTGAAAAATAATATTGAACTCAATATCCGAACTAGTATGAAATTACTTCATCAGTTACATAATAGATATGGTAATTGGAAATTAGTTTGTGGTTATTATAACACCGGGAGACCAATCGTTAATGGATACGCGTCGTTCTGTGTTAACAATAAAAACTATCAGAAGAATTGGGTGTATATAAAAGGTGTATGATTATTCATACATCTTTTTTTCGTTATTAGGACGTGATTTCTCGTATTTTTTAATAATAGAACCTGATTCAGAATTAGCTTCATCTTCATTCCTTCCACCTATATCCGGACCCTTATCTCGTTTTAATATTGTTCGTTGATATTCGTGAACCCATTCGTGAGCAAGTGTTCTTAAAATGTCTCTATTCATTCTATTTTTAGATAATACCAATAATTCATTTTTAGAATTTCTTTGACCGGTAGTCATATCTCCTTTTCTTTCTCCAACAAACTTAATTGTTAAATCGTATTTCAAAGGTTTTATTTTTTGTAAATATTTTATAAAGTCAGTATAGAATTCGTAATTTTCTTTTGGGATATCAGAATCAATATGTTTAATTGTTACTTTCATATTGATAAATATATCAAACTTTGTTAGTATTTATATATAAAAGAAATCAAATGTCTAAAAAATTTATAATAACCGAAGAAGAAAGAAACGAAATTAAATCGTTATATAAGATTAATGAAGGTGCCGGAGATATTATACCGGTATTTATTAAATCACTTCTTAACTCAATAACCGGTGATAAAAATAATAACACAAGTTCAGGCTCTGTAGATTCTAAATGGGATAAAATTACCAAAAAAGTTATTGATGAATTTGAAGGTGGTTATTGGAATCCTAAGTGTGGCCATACAACTAAGGGTATGGGTAAATCAACAGAAACTATGTTTGGTCTTGATAGATATAATGGTAATTGGGAAAGTACTCAGGACGGTAAAGAGTTTTTCAGAATTATTGATAATGAAAAAACAAAGTTAGGTATACAACAATTTTGTAAAAAATGGTTTCATAATTATAAAGGGGGTGATTTAGAGGATACATTAAAAACGTTAGCCTCAAAAATAATGAAAAATCAATATGATATAAATTCAAATAATTATTTTTCACCCGAACTTAGAAAACGTGTTGAGTCTAATGATAGGTTATTAATGCACTTCTCATACGCTTGTTGGAACGGTCCTGGATATTTTAAGAAATTTGCAAAAAGTTTAGAGGATGGTGTTAAGTCTGGTAAATCTGACGAAGAATTAATTAAACAAGCCATTTCCGATAGACAAAATACTGTATTATATCATCAAGATAAAGTTGCCGATGTTATGACAAGTTCTGATTTAAATTTGGCTTAAAACAACAAAACCGACATTACGTCGGTTTTTTTTTTATATTTGTGGATATCCATTAACTAATGGTATTTTTTTCAACTGTGTTGTTGTATATCCAAATGTTTTTTGAAAATGTGGAGCGTCTTTAAACTTTTTCCAATCTCCGCCCCATTCCCAACCATATTTTTTAAATATAGTAACACACTCCATCCAATCAGACATTCCATCTTTGTCTGAATCTTTTTTTGTGTCCCAAGAAGCGGTTTCAAAAGTACCATTTCCATCGGTGTCTATTAACATAACTATGTCCACAGCTAGACCGTAATTATGAAATGAACCACCACCTTTAACTTGGGTTACAACACCAAGTCTTTTACCGTTAGTATCAAATAATTTAGTTCTACCCTGTGCGTAAAGTTCATCTTGTTCTTTAATTGTTCTAAAAACAAAAGGAAATCTACATTTTACTCTACCGGTAAGTACAGAACAAATTTCTTCATAAATTTGTTTTAATTCATCTCTTAATTTAGGATGAGCTGTTTCAATTTTTTGTAATGTAAGTGAGTCCATAATTTTTTTTATAATGTTTATTCTACTTTTTTTTCTACATATGTACATATTTCTCCGGCATCAAACCCTTTCTCCAACAATAATGGTAATGAAACTGATTTACACCAAGCATATACTAACCATCCTGAATATTTTTTTTCAACATACTCCCATCTAGCATCCCATAGTTTTCTAAATATTCCTTTTCTTCTATGTTCTTCGTGTACCCAAGCATCTAAAAATTTAATTTTTTTATTTTCTTCTCTTCCCATATAAATATGTCCAACTATCTCACCATTAATCATAGCAATCCAAGTTTCAAGTTGTTGAGCATTACTTTTAAGGTGGATTATCTTAATGTCTTCCATAATTTTTTAATATAAATATTATGGTTTTACACTTTGTTTATCTTTGCCTTCGTATAAGGTTGATATATTAATTTTCCCTTCTTTAGAATCAAATTGTGATAAAAAATCAAGTTTAACTTGTTTATTTAATTCTCCCAAATTCTTCTCATCCAATTCTGTTGTTGTGAATTGTTCGTTCGTTAATTCACACAAATAATAATGATGAATAACATTATATGTCTTTCCTTTATAATCTAATGTGGATGGTTCCGACATTAGTTTCATTTCTTTTCCGGTTAATGGACTTTTCATAATATTATTTCAATTGTTATACCTGCTGGTCCTAATGATAGGTTGTAGGTGTTAAATCTGTTATCGTTAAACCATCCGTACTTTTTGAAGTTAAAGATGATAACATCTTTCCCTTCAAATTGTGCGTGGACGGCATTTGTTTGGTAATCAATTGATGGATGAGTCACAAACCCATTTATTACCGGTCTTATAAACTCTTCTTCTAATTCTCTTGTTTGGATATGTATTAACATTTTTTATTCTTTATATTGGTAATTATTAAATTTTTCATTATTACTTTTAACCCTCCAACGAATTGTAACCATTGGGATATTAAGTATTTTTGACGCTTCACCTGAAGACCTATATTCAACACCATCAATTATTATTGGAATATTTTGGTTTCCATTATAAACACCCGTTCTTTTTTCCCTTATTTTATTTTTTGATTCTTCAGTATGTTGTTTTCCGTAAAAAGGATTATTAACCCCGTTTTTATCTCTACATTTTATACAGGTTTTATTCACTATTGATATTTTTTCACCACATTCACAATATTTGAAACTTGACCCACCTTTCCAATTTGGGTTCTTTTCCATAGGTTTAGAATGTTTCATTTTTTTTTCATCATTACTCATAGAATTATACCTATCTTTAACCGATTTAGTAATTCTACTAATAATATCCTTTTTATTTGGATTTTTACTGATATTATCACCACCGCTTGCGGTTATTCCAATATTATATTCGGGGTTAGAATCTAAATATTTCTGTTCTGTTTCAAGTAAAATATTTATATCACATTCTTCAACAATCTCAAAAACAAAAATATCTTCACCATACTTATCCCAAGTTCTTTGTAAATGTATATTATGGTGTATACCATTTTTTAATTGATTTTTATGAGTTAACCATCGGGTTTCAATATTCTTTGATGAACCAAAATATGATTTACCGTTATTCTTATTTGTAATTTTATAAATACCAATCATAGGACTACCTTTTAATATAAATATCATTAAAATGTTAAAAGTTAAAGGGTAGTCCTAAAAATTAATTAGAAAGAGGGTATTTTATTGTTGGATGTGATTCATAGTTCTCAATTTGGAATTGTGCAATTGATTGATACTCCATATCAATTCCGGTTATTGGACAAGGTGAGAATTTTAATCTCGGTAACTTATAAGGTTCTCTTGTTGTATAAGGAATTTTATATGAATCATAATATTCACTTAATCCACCACCAAATGGCATTAATTCATCAACCGCTTTATTATAATTTTCTTCACCCATCGCTTGTTTTAACAATTCGGTTCTTTCTTCGTGAGTGTATTTTCTCCCAATCTGTTCTTTACATCCCTCTATTTGATTTAAGTAAATATGACAGTCACCAAGATTACCAATAAGTTCATCCGGAACCATATTAACTTCTTTTGCAATTATTTCCAATAACAATCCATAAGATGCGATATTAAATGGAATTCCCAATGGAAAATCGCAACTTCTTTGATTCCACATTAAAGAGATTGCTCTGGTTGGAATATTATACATCTCAAATTCAGGATTATAAACTCTACTATTAACACCTAATGTTTGTTGTCGTCCTCCTCCAGCTTTATTAAGTAATTCTATCCGTTCTCCCTCACTTAACTCTCTTGTATAAACTTGAAATCCATAATGACAAGGTGGAAGAACCATTTGGTCTAATTCTCCAACATTCCAAGCATTTACCATTAATCGTCTTGAGTCTGGATTTGTTTTAAGGTCGTTGATTAGGTTTTGGATTTGGTCTATTCCTATAAAGTATTCATTGGATATAGAATCGTGTTTTCTTTCACCCCACTTTCTCCATTGCTTACCATAAATTGGACCTAATTCACCCCACTTTTTAGCAAACTCATTGTCTGTTTTAATTTTATTGATGAATTCTTCTTGTGTATGAGGTCTATATCCATATTGAAATGATGGGTTAGAAAAGTGTTCATACGAACCATCAAACTCAACTAAACAATCGTCTAAATGACCTTTTATTCTATCAAAACCATTTTTCACACCTTCAATAGTATGTATAAGATACCTCTTATAAGCATCACCATCCCAAATATGACAATTATTATCAACCAAAAACTTAATGTTGGTATCACCTCGTAAGAACCAAAGAAGTTCCGTTACGATTGTTTTGAATGGCATTTTCTTGGTTGTAAGTAATGGGAATCCTTCAGACATCTTATGTCTGATTTGTCTTCCGAATACTGAGATTGTTCCCGTCCCGGTTCTGTCTTTCTTTTCTACTCCGTTATCCAAGATGTCTTGGAGTAAGTCCTGATATTTTTTATCTAATTTATTCATAAGTCCCAAATACTTTTTCTTTTTCGTTTTATTTTATTCAGTAGTAACTTCAGTATCATCACTATCACTTGTATTTTCTTCTTCATCTTCTAATTCTTTGATATGTTGATACCACATCGGATTTGGTAACCCGCTGTAATGGTCCCATAATTCATCGTGAATTACTTGTGGATTATTCTCTATCCCACTCTTTTTGTCTTCCTTCATCAACTTTATTTTCAATATAGTTTCTCAGTTCTTCCATCGTTCTTAAAAACTCTTTTCTCAACCGGTGGAATTCTTCATCTTTTATTTCATCCCAACTACTATAACCTTCAAAACAATAGTCAAACCCTTCTTCATCCATTCTATATCTAACGGACTCCCAAAGTTCCAAATCATCTTCTTCTTGTTCCAAAGAAGACAATCCCAAGAAACTTCTTAATTGTTCGTCAGATGGTCTTGCGTTCTCGTGTTCGTTTGGAATGGTGTATGTTCTACCATAACTAGTTGTTAAAGGTTTTCCCCCATTCATAATAAAGATTATACCTTTTGTGTTGGTAAATTCAATTATCTCGTGGTGGTCATCCACAATTACGTAATCAGAGACACCAAGTTTGTATGCTCTGAATGTGTCACCCTCAAAATTTAGTAATCCTAAGTGGGGTTTTCTGTTTTTATTCTCGTATTTCGCCATTTGTGTGTTTTATTATTTTATTTGAATTGACATTGTTTGTTCGTTGGTTACATATTTCTCATCACACACATTACTCACGGTCAGAATATATTCTCCGGGTTCAACATTTGTGAACTGATAAACATAATTCTTTTTAATCTCCTTACACCCATTAGGTTTATACGTCATAAAAATCCAACCCATTTCCGTTACGTGACCCGAATGCTCAAAAAACGCCTCGGTTACAGAATAATTAACACCACCAATCGTCATTTTAAGAGCAAACTCTTTATTAATTACAATTTTCACATCCATATCCGCATCATTCGTATACATAACCTTTGGTGTGGTTGTTAATGTCATAATTTTTTTAACTTTATCATAAGATAATGTCACCCCTTTCACTTTTATTGTTTGTGAGAACATTGTCATCGTCCCAATTAGGAACATCAATAGTATTTTTTTCATAATTTAATGTTACAGTTTTAATTTTTTTTCAAGTCCACTTATTACTAAAGATGCTGTGGAATAATTTGTTGCCAATGGTATATTATAAACATTACAAATTCGTAATAACATATTCACATCTACCTGATGGGGATGAAGACCTAATGGGTCAATAAAAAATACAACAGCGTCTATTTTACCATCAGATATTAACGAAGCA